CCGGACGGCTGTGGATATATATTGTAAAATATACATCAAGGACACATTAACCTGTGTAAGGTTAGTAAGCTCCCATAGACGAGAAAATGTTATAGAAACATTTTCAAATAAGATCCAGTATCATAATGATCTGGATGGCTTATTTGTTTAAATGATTTACTTGATAGATTCTCTAAGGTTGCTTTGGCATACATATAGTCTGCCATTGCAGTTCCCCCATACCAACTTGGTGTAATACCAATTGGATCGGGACCATAAGGATCATCGTTCTCAAGTAGTGTTCGAAGAACTTTTAGAGGAGACTCTTCCAAATCTTTCGGTTTGGAATCACCGGCAATCTTTTGCTCGGCTCTCTCTATAAGTTTTAGAATCTCTTTGTATCGATCGATTCTGTCGATGAGATCCATCAGCTCCTCGAGCTTCAACGAGTGAAGGTCTTCAATATCTGAGATCTCATTATATAATGTAATGAGTTGATCATATATTGTAGTGAATAAATACATGAAAGTAATATTCACGAACTTCAAATACGGAGTATAACTCCGCGCCAAAGTTCTATCAAAAGCTAAAGCTTTTTGTCTATCGAACTCATCCAAAGTTTGTTGAGGAGAGAAATCTCCAAGATTCAACTGAGGTAGAACGAAGATAAGAATCTTACGTGCTAAAAGAACAGCGTCTTTATGAGGATTAAGGGAATCGGTAGGTTTACCATCCCCATAATCACCTCCATGAATGAAGGTTTGGATAACGGTTATATACGTTTGTTTAATTTCCATTAGATCTCTCTTCCAGCCTCTTTTGGCGTGGAGAGGGTCAGGAATAGTTTGTTCCTCCCCTCTAACGAGGGCGGGAATAACTTGCTCTAATCGAGAGATATTACTCTCTTCGACTAAAGTGTTATATAAACTAAAGTGACCGGCAGACTGTTTCATAATGTTTGCCAGAAAACTAAGGGCATTAAGTTGTCCTCGGTTAGAGAACATCGTACATAGAGCGAGATACATAGTATTAGGTTTTCCTACTACATATCGACTTTCTCTAGACATAGTCTTAATCCATTTATTTATGTTTTCTCTAATTATCCCTTTCCGTAATAAGGAAAAGGCTATATTAGCTCTACCCATTAAAGTGGGTTGAGACATAAATGAAGCCCAAGAGATTGCAGCAACGTGGTTATTTTTATGACCAGTTACTTTAGCAAACTCAAAGGTAGGGTTATTGGCTATCACACTTTTACTTAGATTAATCGGAACTCCGAGTTTTTCCATAATTTGGAGATACTCATGAGCAACGTCCTCTTCGAAAAAGACGATATCATCCCCTAGGACCTCATAGCCCGTATACCATCTTCCGTTTAAATTGAAGACGGTATCGTTTTCTGAGATCCAAAATTTTCCATCTCCTTTCTGCGCTAAAAGTGCAGAATATTGAGCGATGTAGTGGTGAGTAACCGCTAACATGGCCCAAGAGGAAAGGGCTCCCATAGGTTGCCCTACAGCATATTTTAGGTTGTAAATTCTAGTGAACCAAGACTTTCTAAATCTAGATCGTCTTTGTTCTGGAACAGGTGTGAGTACAAACTCACTTTCCTTATTCGCAAGGAAGTATTCTCTTCCTACTAATAATTTTTCCCAGGGTTCTCCGAACCCAGGGACTAAAATATCCAATATCCCCTTTTGTAGGGATATAGGCAATCTATCGGTAGCTGCGGATAGATCATATCCAAAACTTCGGCCTGTAAGACCGGATTTGTGGAAACATCTTTCGACTGATTTGTGCTGATCCATTGTTCCATCATTAGGAATTTTTCTTAAAAATGCGAACAAGAAATCATGTAACGGTTTAAGTATAGACTGAGTCCATACATCAACCATTGCAAACACTCTCAGTTTTCCAGCGGCTTCCTCCTTAATTGAGAGTTTACCAATTTTGAGAGAACCTGTTTGAGGATGAACATTTTTAACATGTTCAGGATCCTCCATACAAGCTTTGACAAAATGGATATCCTGGGAAATCCCAGCTATATCCCAAACATTATCACTTAAATAAGCGATAAGTTTGTGGAAACTATCCCAATGTAGGAGATTACAAATCTCGAAGATAGGGTTTAGCATATCATGGTGTTTTAAATACATCAGGTCTGTTAACATTCCTGTCCAAGATACTTTTTTGGTTGACGAAGCAGATTCCAAAAATAGCAATTTTGGCTCTTCTCTTAATCTATCTAGATCGAACATAGCCGGGTTTACTAACTTTGTTAGTGGAACCGCTACTTCGTTAATAGAAGATAAAGAGACAGTCAGTGGATCAGTAATAGTAGCTAACTTTAATACTCCCGGAATATAGATAACTCTATAAACTGAGAATAAGGTTAACCACCATCTGATCACCGAAGGTGAACCATTGTTGAGCATTAACTTTCTATCCCGCAAGGGAATGATCATTGGTAATCCGCAAGTGGATAAACTTTTGAAAAAATGGTCAGGAGCTATATCTCTTAGAGATGTAACTTTTGTACCTGCAATTGCTTTTTGAATAGCAAGTTGACAAGCCTTGAGATATACAACAGTATATTGCGAGCCGTGGTTTCTATATATATTATATATATGAACACGAAATGCATTTAATTGTCTCATCCGTGAGAGGTACTTTCCTCTTCCAGGAAAACAGGCTCCGAATAATCGGAAACCTAGATTTCGGAAAAGGCTAGAAAGATTGGGTCTCCCTGATCTTTCTAGAGTAACCAAAGCACCAAGAGAATTAATGGCCAAGAAGAATTTTGATACAACTTTCTTACTACTAAACATAAAATGTTTGTAGTTTTTGTCCACACTAGACTTAGCATCTATCGCCCCATCTGTAAAAAGAGGGGTTTTAGGTATTTTGCTTGAAAACTTTCTAGATTGGAAACCATTAAATGGTCCCTTTCTATTAGATTTATCTAATCGTAGAGAAAGTCTATTCATAGCACCTACAGATCTAGTCAGAGAATTGTAAAATTTTCTGAAAGATGGCAGGAGTTTGTAAGCGCCTCTGGCAATCCATATCAAAATCAAAAGGATCATAGAATAGATATAATATTCTGTTGGTATAGATACCGACAAAATTATTAATCCTTCTAGACCCAATGACTTAATAAGTACAGCGAGTACGCAAAGAAGTAGTAATGCAATTATCATATTGTGTTATTATCATTTGTGTGGCAATGTCTTATTACGGAGCTTTGTGATAAGCCCATGTCGTTCGGACGGAGTTTACTGTATAACAGCAGTGACAAAATCGTCTACGGCGGACTGACACAAACCCGGAAACCGGGCCCCCAGTAAGCGTCCATTTCAGGAGGGGATTAAGCGAAAGCGTAATTCCATGACTTAAATGGCTTATAAACTTGAAATTAGTAAAAGAACTTTTCTTCCAGTTACTTAAGTTTATTCTCCGAAGAGAGATCGTTAGACGGGTGGGTGTTAATCACCTACTTAAATAATGGTCTGAGAAGTCTTAAATCTAATCCAATAGGATTGCATTTAATCACTTTTATCTCGGAATTAAAACCCAAAGTAATCTTTTTCTTTCGTCCGCAGCAACTAGTTGCGACGGCAAGAAGGTTTAAAAGATCCCCCAGGACCGGACTTAGTTGGTTTTAACAAGCTAGCTAGTCCGTAAATGGATAATTAATTGAATTTATTCTCATGTAGAAATACATGATTCTCTCCCGAAGATATGGAGTGCTTCTCATATGAATGAGGAGTCCATACTCGACAGAGAAGAATAGTCGATTGTTAATCCTTTCGATTGTTCTCGAGGACGTAAGTCCCAAAAACGGTTCGGGGCTATTATGTAGCCCAGGTACCCGTCCGCTCATAGCAACCATAATAAGTTAA